GATACTGAAGGCAACTTTGCAAATGGGTCTGTTGTCAATATCGGGGATGCCTTTATAAACGGGAAAGCTGTTCCCTTTGATAAGATAGGGCGTAATTTCTCATTACCAGTAATCGCAACCAAGATTCTAATTATCGATACTCCAGAGGCGAACAGACAAGCCCGGTATGATGAACTGGCAAAGGCTATGACCAAAGACGAACGGAAGATTAAAAGCGAAGTCGAGGACTTTTGGAAATGGGTCGGGGAGCAGTTAAAAAGCCAGTTTGAAAGTAAAGCCGATGTTGTTGTCGAAGGTAGTGAGGGGATTATTGCATGGTTAAAAAATGCTTTCCTTGGGGCAAAGTTATTCAAGCGGATAAAGAAACCAATCACGAATACTTTTTCGAGGGGGCTGGTATCTGTTTCTAAGTTGTCCCCGGGAAAGGTCAGACGATTAACCGAATTGTATCTGGAAACCCGAAGTGATATTCTTGTGGCATCAGGCAGTAAAGTATCAAAGCAGATTATTGATGAAATCATAAGCGGGAAATATACCAAGGCTGAACAGATCGATAGAATCAAAAACCTGATAGATGGCAAGATCAATAATGCACAGACTATTGCGACCACGGAAACAACAGTTGCTTATAACTCCGGGCGTATGGATTCAATCAGGGCAAGCGATTTTCCCTATAAACAATGGTTTCATGCCGGGGGTGGAAAGGTTGACCGTGACCATCATATAATGGATCAAATAGTAGGGAAGGAAGAAAATTTCACTTTGCTAAATGGAGTTGAAATGTTTGCACCCGGTATCGGACCAGCAGAGGAAGTTTATAATTGCAATTGTATAGTTGAGCCGAGAGCAACGGCAGAAGGATAAGGAGTAGAAAATGAAAACGATATCGATAAAAACTAAAGACGGATTCCAAATGCAATCATTCAGTAATACAGAATATGTGAAATACTTCAAAGACCGGATAAATGCAAAGGGGGAATTGCCCGATGAAGTGGTATTATTTAAGGATATGGAATTACAGGTTAAAGAAGATAAGATCGAGTTTATGCTTTCCGATATGGGTCTTGATAGAGATAATGAAAGGATTGATCCGAAGGGTTGGGATCTGGAAAACTTCAAAGGCAATCCTATTATCTTGTGGAGCCATGATAAGTTCTCACCCGCAATTGGTATCATGGAAAATGTCAGAGTTGAGAAGGGCGCACTTGTCGGCGAAGCTAAATTTGTCGGCAAAGAGATTGATGAGTTTGGCTGGAGTATCGGTGAAAGGGTCAGACAGGGATTCCTCAAAAAAGGTTCAGTAGGATTTATACCGAAGCTGATGGAAATAAGCAATGACGAACAGGACGAAGATTTTGGGGTGCTGATTCACAAGGAACAGGAATTGCTTGAATACTCAATTGTCAATGTCCCTGCGCTGCCGACCTCCGGGGTAAAACAAGACCCGATGGAAAGATTTTATCAGGAGACCGGGGTGGCAATGATGGATCACATTGACAGTGAACTTATGGCGGTAGACCTTGACGAAATCCCGAAAGAGGAATATAATGTCAATAATTTAGATTCGTTGTTTAGTACAACGAAATCAGAATATGTGGATATGCTATTTAAAGAAACCGACAATACCAGCGGTGATGAAAACTTTGGAGAGCTATTCAACAAGAATAAGGAGAAAAAATAATGCCAGTAAATATTAAAGACAATAAGGAACTGAATGCATACCTTGATGAAACCGAAAGGAAAATCGGGGAAATTGCATTACACGCAGTTAAGGTTGATGACATCGACCTGATAAAAAAAGAACACGAAGATTTAAAAGTGATAGCCGAAGGGCTTGTCAAACGGTTTGACGAAATAAAAGAGGTGCAGAAAATACAGTACCTTGTCAAATCAGAAGATGAACGCAAACACGAATTCGGTCGCTTCCTTTTTGCAATGCAGAACAACGACATGAAAACCATTTATGAAATGGGCGGTCGGTTGAACATGAATTCCAAAACCGATGAATGGAAACCAAAAAAGGAATGGAACGTCGGTGAGAAAGCTGCGACCAACCTTGGAACGCCTTTACGTGGTGATGCTGTGACCGGGTCGATTCTGATACCGGAAACCTTCACCAGCGAAGTATTGAGAATTCCTGAAGATGGTAGCGGTATGATGGGGAAGGTGCGGTCTATACCGATGAACACCAGAATAATCCATTTACCGAAAACCCTTGCCGGGGTTGCTTTCACTTGGGTAACCAATGAAGTAACTGCCAAGACAGAAGATAACCCTACCTTCAGCGAAGTTGACCTGGAATGCGAAACTGCTGCTGCATGGGTAGCCTTGACCGAAGAGTTTATGGAAGATTCCCTTGTCGATATGGGAGCATACCTGTCAGAGCTATTCCGAGAAGCATGGCAGAAAGAATTTGATACCCAGGTGCTTGTTGCTAATACTGCACCCTTTATCGGGATGACCAGAGCAACCACAGTTAATATCGTAAACATGGCAGCCGGGAAAACTTCATTTAGTGATGCCACCGCAGATGATATTCTTGATCTTATTCAGGCACTTGATACACAGACCAAAAGAGCAGGGGCGTCATTCATAATGCATACTACTGTACTGGATGATTTCAAACGGCTGAAAGATGACAACGGCAATTACCTTTATGCCAATCCGGGCGGGGTACAGCCACAGACCTTTTGGGGATACCCGATTATATTTTCCGATGCAATGCCCGATTCCGCTTCAGATGCAATCAGCACCGGGTTTGTAGCTTTCGGGAATCCGAAACAATGGCTGCATGGAAACCGTGTAGGCTTGGAATTCAGAATGTTTAGCGAAACCTCTGATGCCCTTGTTTATGACAGGAACTTTTTCAGAGTTAGATTACGCCAGGGCTTTATTGCAGGGAATCCGGAGGGAATCTCCGTACTGAAAACTCCCGCAGCGTAGGTTGTCACCCTTGAAAGAGGGGTAAACGTAATATGGATATGCCGGGGGACATTATTCCCCCAAATATAAAACCAGACCTGAAATACTGGTCAGACCTGAAATACTGGTCGGGAGAATATTATGGGAATAGATGCTTACGTAAGCGGATATACATTTGTTGATTATCACACAGAAGCTGCGAACACAGTTATTGACGAAGCAATACAGGGAGTAGACGGAAAGAGACTTGTTGTAAATGCTTTCGAATATTTAGCTGCAGCGACAGCACACGACATTTCAATCATGCATCCAGGTTCAGCAGCCGGGAGCAGAACAACTGCATCGGCAGCCGCAGCCGCAGCACAGAAAGATTTGATCTGTACGACAGCACCGGTAGACCCGGCAGGGAACGCAGTAGCGAACCTTGATATACTGGCGTATAAGATTACAGGCGGGGCATGGGAGTTTAATATTGCTGCATCTTTGGCAGCCTCAACAATTACTATGACCACGAACATTGCTGTAATAGTTCCGATACTTGCACCTATCAGAATCTTTGGTGTAATTGCAGACGGAGCAGTACAGACAATCCATTGTTTAGCATCGGTGGTGACTTCAGGGGCAGACGGCATTTATGCAGCCAACCCCTACAAGGGTGACCCTTCTTATGTGTCGGTTGATAATGCTACCAATGCCGGATTCTTAAACCGGATGGTATTTGCACATATCAATAAATAAATAATGTGTGAGGCGGGTGGTAGGAGTAAAATTGTCTGCCCCCGCCAACCACTATTTTAAATGGGAGTGAGAATGACCCAACAAGAACAGATTACATTTTTAATTCAGTTGAGAAAGCGTTTTGGAAGTAAGCGGGGCAGTTATGAAAATAAAGCTGCTCTTGTAAAATATATGGCAGACTGTGACGAAGCACAAAAAGAAATAGTTGTCCGATATATGTCGGAATATTCTGATAAGATGTTTACCGGGGGAGCGTTAAAGTAATGGCGGACGCTAACGACTTAACGACATGGGCGAATGTCCAAGCGTACACAGGGGCAGATACCGAAGAATCAACTTTCTATGCATTTTTAATTACTGCTGCCTCCAAATGGGCGAACAGGTTTACCAGTAGATTATTGGCCTCCCGAAGCTATGCTACAGAAACAATCGATACTCTTTACGATGGAACAGGCGGGGGCAATTACTTAATGCTTCGACAATATCCTATTACTGCAATTGCTTCAGTTTATGAAGATAACGACAGGGCATTCGGTTCAGATACCTTGATTGCAGCAACGGAATATATATTCTACTCAACCACCGGACAGTTGTTATTTCCTGATGACATTTTAAATCCAGGGTTTCAGAATTACAGGGTTTATTATACTGCGGGTTATGTATTGGCAACCGTACCGGAAGATTTAGAAAATGCAATAGTACAGCTTATTGACTTTTGGCAGAAATCTTATGACACCCACCGATTCGGGGTAAGCTCTGTCGGAGTAGATGATAAACGAATAGTATATGAAAAGGGTGTTCCACAAATAATCGAAGAAGCCCTTTATCCATATAAGAAAGTGGTGATGGCATAATGGCGTTTCAAACAGTTGACCAATGGAAAAATAAGATTACACAATGGGGGAAGAAATACCCTGCTGCTGCATTCAGGGCATATCATAAAGCTGCCCCCGGATTACAACGGATGATTAGAAATGATTATTTATCCGGACAAGTTCTTGGAGTTGTAAGCGGAAGGCTGAAAGCATCAATACGCCCCGACATTACAAAGACCAGAAGGAAGGCATCATTTCAGATTGGCACAAATGTTACTTCTCCAAAGGGATTTCCTTATGGCACGTATTGGTTTAATAGAGGTCGAGACTTTTTAAGACCAGCCATCCGAAGAGACTTGCCGAGAATAGCGAAAATGGTATTAGATGAAGTAATGCAAGCATATCCAGGGGGTACGAAAACATAATGGCAGATAAAATCAAGATTTCGGAAATGACTCCTGCGACTTCAATAGTCGCAACCGATACAGTTGCCGGGGTTGTAAGTGGAGCATCTAAGTCGATAACCGCAGAGCAGTTTGTAATGGTGCAATCTTTGACCGATACACGGTGGGTCGATTTAAGGTTTCCGCTTGCAAGAGACAAACAGGGGGCAACACAGAAGCCGGATTACGATTATACAAATATGGGGCTTTTGTTTCCGAAGAATGACACAGCAGAAATTGCATACTTCATAGGGCAGATGCCTCATTATTGGAAAATCGGAACAGACCTTTACCCGCATGTTCACTTTACTCAATACGAAGATATTGCAAACGTTTATAAAATAGATTATCGGTGGTATGTTTTAGGTGGTGATCCTACAGGCGGGTTTACCACATTAGAATTAAGCTCATTTGTATATACATATACAAGCGGGTCAATATCACAGATAGCTTCTTCAGCGACAGCAATAGACGGCAGTGGAATTACCGGGGTTTCTTCGATAATCGAAGTGAAGTTATACCGGGATGATAATTTAGGTTCAGGGGATTTGCTTACAAAAGAATTTGATATTCATTATGAGATAGATTCACTTGGAAGTGACACGGAGTTTGTAAAGTAATGGCAAATATTTCTTCGGAAACCGATGTAAATATCACGACAGAAACCGGATTGATTTTAATAACTGAAATTGTTTCAATCCGGGGAAAGATATTACAGGAGTTTATCGACAGGCTGGAAACCATCAGTCAGGCGAATGGTTATAATACCGATGTGAATTATGTATCCTCGAATCTATCAATAAAGCACCCGGAAGAATTAGACGGCGACCAGTACCCGGCATGCTTTCCGATTGATGATACAGAGCAGAAAGAAGGATTTGCAATATTTAGTGACACCGGGGATAATCTGGACACGAAATCTATATTGACAGTATTTGTCACCACTATTATAAAGTCGAAAACCGGGGATACTTTTGATCAAAGACATTCTTTAATTCTGGATATCGAAAGGGCAATTGTTACCGATACTGTACTATTTGACAGAACCACAAGTACCGGGCTATTATTAGAACCAGCAATGCCCGCAAGCGTGGAAACTGATAAAGGATATTTCGATGGATTTTCAGTATTCGATCAAGCATTTTTGTGTGAGTATGCATATAACCATTCCACAGGGGGGAATTAAAAATGGCGATTAAAACGTTTAAGGTCGGTAAGCTACAGATTGATAGTTCAGATGCAGGGGAAGTAAACAACCTTTCACTGGCGATAACTATTGATGCAGGGGAAACCACAGAGGTCGGGGATTCTTGGAAAACGAATCTCGGGCTTGGTAAATCTTGGACATTATCAGGTTCGTTATATTACGATCCGGACGATACCGTCCAAGCTGCATTACGGACAGAGTTTATAAGTGGTGACGGACAATTGGCGGATGTCCGGATGTACGAAGATGCCACAAAGTATTTCAGCGGGGCTGGATTGATAACCAGTTATGCGGTGACCAAGGCCATCAACGCTACCGATACTCTGGCAATCACAATAGTTGGTGACGGGGCGCTCAGCTACACGTAAAAGGAGATTATCATGGCGATAACTACAGGCAAGGTCGGTTCATTACAAATTATTAATGTCTCTGCTGCTTTTACAACGGAAGCGACAACCGAGGTCGGGGGAACAGCAGTCTACACAATTGATGATTCTGGAAAGTTGCCTTGGGATCCGAACGAACCGATAACCGTAAGCACCGGGACACTTGACCGGACGTATATGGATGAAGGCGTTAACTGGTTTACCGGGCAGGTCGGAATGACAGCATCGGGGCTTGGGGCTTTAACGGTGACAGGTAAATTTGTCACGCTGCAAACGGTGGCAGAAATATCAGGGTGGTCATATGCAATGAATACCGATGCAGGGGAAACCACAGAGGTTGGACAGAGCTGGAAAACGAATCTTGCATTAGGGAATAGTGCGACTCTGACATTAAACAGATACCGCTTTGACACACTCTTTGACCATGTTGCTGATGAAGATTGGATTTTGATAAAGTTGTATGAAGATGCAGACAGTGGATTTTGGGTAAAGTGCTTCAGGGGGAATATTGCATATACCAAAGCAATCAATGCGATAGATACTGACGCAATAACATTTGAGGTTAGCAGCCCGATTTCGTATTTTAGTTAGGAGATATAAATGGAAATCTTAATACAGCGGGAAGAAATATTTATCCCGAAGTGGAACGACAACAAAAAAGAAAAGACCCCGGTGGAAGTAATAATCAAACATTTAAACCCGGCAGAGTATACCAGTATATTGGTTTACACAAACGGAAAGGTCAGACAGGATAATACCATGATGGTGAAATTGGCAGTTAAAGACATTGCCAATTTATCAGTTAAAGATGATATGGGAGCAACCGTTGAAATAAAAACAGCAGAACTATTACTGGAAACACCAGGGCTAAACGATTTGTATTATGAAATCGCTGGACACATTAACGAAATGGTGGCGAGGGTAGACCCAAAAAATTAAGAATCGCTTTCCGGTGGGTGACGGAAGGCGATAGAATAAACTGTGCAGATTGTACAGAAACGGAGAAGGCTGCGAATGGTTGCAACGGTGAAGAACGGTGGCATATTGGCGGTCTTTTTTTGGATAAATGCCCGGAGAAAATGTTGATGGAAACAGGGTTAGAAAGTTTGGTGAATGCATACTGGATGTCAAAAAGATGGGGCTTGCCCTTCTCCCCTTTGGGATGGGCTGAACATCCAAAGTATATTGTAGATTCTTTTGCAATATGCGGTAATGAACACGAAGCAATGAGAAAGGATAAATAGATGGGGCGATACCGAACACGTAAAGAAATATTAATACAACAGGCAAGACAAAAAAGAGAGTGGGAAGTCTTGCAGCGAAGAAAAGGGTTGAAGATAGTAAAAGCCGGGGAGGTGTCCAGTGCCCGTTCGTGATAAAGTATTTATTGACATAGAAACTGCTGCACCGAAAGCAGCCGGGACATTTAAGAAGATTGCCAAGGGTGCTGCAATCGCCGCTGCTGCAATCGCTGTTCTTGTCAAAGTCGGCAAGGAAGTAATTGAGGCTTTCAAAGTACAGGAACAGGCAGAAGCGAAATTGAATGCTACCCTGAAAGCCACCGGATTCGCAGCAGGATTAACAGCAGATGAATTAACTAACATGGCAAGTGCTTTACAGAAGGCAACCACCTTTAGTGATGAAGCGATTATCGGTGGGCAGAATCTATTACTGACATTTAGGAATATTGGGGAAGATACTTTTCCAAGAGCAACCGAGGCCATGCTTGATATGTCGGCAGCTATGGGAACAGATTTAAAATCATCAGCGATTCAACTTGGCAAAGCATTAAACGACCCCACGATTGGAATGTCAGCATTACAGAGAGTTGGTATAACTTTCACAGAACAGCAGAAAGAAACGGTTGCCTCGATGTTAGAAATGAATGATATTGCGGGAGCGCAAAATGTAATATTAAGCGAACTTGAAAACCAATTCGGTGGGGTTGCGGTAGCTGTTGGGGAAACGGCAACCGGGGCATTTGAAAAGTTAAGCAATGCGATCGGTGATTATAAAGAAGTTTCTGGCGAGAAATTAGCGGGAGACATGCAGCCCTTTATTGAAAAAATAACCGAGGCTCTGGATATCGTAAATGACTATGAAGCGAAATTAAACGACCTGGATAAAGCACAACAAATAATTGCATCGGGGAAGTCAGCCGGGGATTTGACCAACGAATTAGAAACACAATTAGTAACCATTCAAATGATGGAAAAGAGCTTTGATGGTCGCTTGGGATTAAATAGAAAACTTGTTCAAACGGAAAAAGATTTCTTTGATATTCTTGTTACAGAACAGGCACAGTATTTGGCAAACATAGAAGCGACAAGGGCACAGGCCGAAGCGATAGAAGATGTTGCAAAAGGTTGGGACGAAATACTC